AAATGATAGTGATAACAGCCAGTAGAATGTTTGCTAGGCACTCTATCTTCTGGTATTTGAGAAGCTGTTGTTCGAGCAGTTCTTTTTTCTTCTGCTTCTTTTTCTTGCCCAACGGACTATCCTCCTTTCTAAACTTACCAACCGGTAAGTTTTTCTATAATCTTATCTTAACTTACCCACCTCTGGTGTCAATCGGAAAGTTTATATTATTCCGTTTTGCACCTACTCCTTTTTTCTGTGATTATGCAAGGCGTAAATCATGGCGTTTCTTACTCTTCCTGTAAGGCGATAAAATTCATCATCATTCATTGGATTCATGTAAAATTGAACCGTTTCCAAGCAGTCATCCTGATCGTATATCTTGATCCCGTACAACACATGATCTGCTCCAGTCCGCTTCATTATTCTCGCCGCTTCACGCTCAAAGCGAAGCAGTTCTCCTGGAATCTGAGCCAATTCTATTTCTCCACGCTGTTTACAACCAGTTGAATCCCGTAAGCTCCACTTTACCATTCGTCCTCCTCCAAATCCTCTTCCCATTCATCCGGCGGATTTACCTCATACCCAGCAATGGCATACCATCTTCCGCACCCT